CGGTCGCGATACTGCAAACGCCAACGCCAAATGCGACTAATTCGTTCGGTGTCATTTTTCAGAACCAACACCAAACTCACCCTCAGTCTTATCTAATGCTCTAGCTGCTGGCCCTGCAAGTGCTGCAATAACTACTGATACAACTGGATCTAATCCAAGTTCATTACTTGCTAAGAATGTTAAAAATGAAACTAACACTCCACGAAAGTAAGACTTTAGAACTGACTTTTGCTTATTGGTGATTTTCATTAGTTGCCTTTCAGTAGTGGGATGTCGAACTTCTCGCCAGTTTGATTAGGTTTGAAACTAAAATGAATGTGGGAATGATGGGGATTTAATCCGCCATACTTGACCCAACGCCATAGCGACTTTGCTGAACATATTTTACCAGCATGGATTATGTAAGATATACGCTTATCTTTTTTTGCTGTGAGTCGAAATTGATCTGCCAAAGCATGACTAATCCCTTGCTCGTTAGAAAGGCCAGAGTCAATATCGAGCGCGCAAACTTCTCCGTCTGGTCGTGGGTTATGATCTGATTTTCGAAGTGCATGTTTACTATCAGAAATCCACCCATCGCTGCGCTTATCGCGATCCAACCATGTTTCATTTATTTGGTCGCGTAGCGTTTTAGCAGCTTTAGATAGGTAAGGCTTCATTAGCCAAGTAGCAATTTTGCTTCATCAGCAGTTAAGCCAAGTCTGTCAAGTAATGCTTGTTTTTCGGCTTTCTTTGTTTCAATTTGTGCTCTAGTTGCTAATACTTCAGTAACATCAGATTGCATTTGAGCAATTTCTTCAGCAGTTGCATCTCTGACAATTTCCTCGCCAGTTTCAACATTAACAATTTTAACTTGGGGTGTATTTGATTTAGGCATTATGCAACTCCGTAAAGTAGGGCTGTTCCACCTGAGAAAGTTCCATAAAGAATGTTAATTTCTAAGGATGAAATGGCACTTGTTTGATTGTAAAAAATAGTACTATTAACACTTATTTTTGTTCCTGAACTATGAAATTCATACAATCCTCGAACTGGTGCAATTTTTTGTGTAACAGTATTTGCATAATCTGGAATATCAACAATTGTTAATCCATCAAAAACTGCATTATCTATTCCACTGTTTATTACAATTTGGTTACTATTAAAAGTAACTGTGTAATCAGCAGCATTAGCAGAAAGTGAAGCGTGACGATTAGAACCACTATCTCCATTTAATCTTAAAAGAACATAATTATCATCAGTTGCAGTTGCTACATCCCTGATCACTAATTGTAGATTTTTGTAAGTTGAAGGAATTGATGAAAGAGTGACGGATGATCCTGATAATGTGGTCGTGCTGATTAAAGTCATACCACCACTTGCTGCGGTAGCCCAAGCAGGAACTCCACCGCTTACAGTTAAGACCTGACCAGATGTTCCAATTCCAAGTCTTGTGTTTGTGTTAGCAGTTGATGAACGATATTCAATATCGCCAAGAGTTGTTGATGGGTTTAAGTTTTTTGTGGTCGTATCAATAGATGAACCAAGCGTGCGAATTGCAGCTGCGCCATCTTTAACCAGCGCGGTGTCATCTGGAGTAGTCCAGCTATAATTGGTAGTGGTTGCCATTTTATCCTATCCTCATGCGACTATTGTAGCGTATTCCCAAGTTAATGTTGGGCTTAAAGTGTTCCAACGCTCGGTAATTGGTGTGGTATTCCAACGCATCGCCACTTGGCTAAACTCAACAGGCGAAACATTGATTGTCAAAAATAGTTCATTAAATCTTGTGCTCCATGACCAACCCTCAACATAACCCTCAAACTCGCCATTGGATATTTGAGCAGGCAGGTTTTTGATATTGACTGGCATTCCCATAAATACACCCAGCAAATCATCACGATCAGCGTTGTCTATTTCAGGGTTAGTTATTGGGAAAGTAATTGATTGAAATGATGGTCTTGGATAAGCTCTTTGATCAATATAACGATCAGCAATTGCCTGAGCATCGACAGCTCCATGAATCCTAGAATTGATGCTTTCAGCTTTGTAGCCATATAGGGCAATTGAAGCGGCATCACTAGCTGTAACCTGTGAATTGAAGTTATTACCATAATTGATGTATATGTCATTTCTAACATCACCTGAGCGCATAACTGTTGATAAGCCAGAACCTAAAGAATGACCAGCATCTAATTCAACATAACCATTGGTAAGTAAATAGTTTTGTCTGTGGTCTGCATCGGCATACCCGATATTTCCATTATTGGCTTCATAAATATAACCAAATGCTGAACTAGCAATATCTGAAACAATGTTATAAATCGTGTCAGTTGTAGTCGGTTGATGTTGCATTGTGTAAAGACCTGGCTGATCTATTTCGCCTAATCCTAAATTTACCGCATTTGCCCAAGTTTCAGTCGCATCATAAGTTGCCCATTGTGAAGCTGCTGGCACATCATTCCAAGTTCCAAGTAATACGCTAGACAGAATGTCATATATTTGGTTACCATCCTCATCTTGCGGGATGTTGTCATCCCAAATTTCTTTGGTTAATTTAGCAAGTGAACCCATTGCCAATAATGTGTATTCAATAATTGTGGCTGCTGCACCAGTATTTCTGACTTGAACTGTTACATCTGTAAGATCGCCACCAAATAAACTGACATAAGTGTTTGAACTATCTTTGACCTGTAAATCTAAACTGTCATTTATGTCAAAAGGTAATGTTTGACCATTTAAGGCAACCAAAGTGACTTGTATATAAGATGGGAGTGGCTGCTGATAAATGTCAGATCGACCTGCTTGATGCTGAACATCTGAAATAGCGATGTTAGTATAATCAACACCACCGACAGTTAATTTCCAGACTGGTGAAAAATCAGACATTATCCGGCTTTTGCTCTAACTGCATCAAAGGTAATTGACCCTGTTGATCGGGCTGCGCTTTCATTTATGTATTTAGCAGTAGTTCTAGCAGCACCTTCAGGATCAATTGTGCTAATTGAAATGTTGTTAATAATAGTTGGATTCTTAGCAAGAGTTTCGCCTTGTTTTTCTAAAACTCTAAATTGTTTTTCAAGAATATCAAATTGCTTTTGAGCAGCTGACTTAGATATTCCCCCTGTAGCAACTTGGAATGTCAGATCTGCAAATTGATCTTGGACTCTCACTAATTTATCTGCTAAATCCTTTAAGCTTGTTGCACCTGCTGCGCCACCAATTGCTCCACCGCCACCAGCTCCACCACCGCCGGCTGCACCGCCACCAAATCCCCCACCAAATCCACCAGCACCGCCACCAGTTGCTCCACCTACGGCAGAACCCAAACTACTTAATTGACCAAACCCACCACCACCAAAACCTGTATCACCCTCATCCCCACCAGCTGCAAATTTAGATAAACCATAAGTAACTGCCACAGCTGATAAAGCTGCTGCTGCTGCGCCTACTGAAACACCACCAGTAGCAAATGCAGTTGCAACACCTGCTCCGGCTGCTGCTGTTCTTAAAGCCTTCATGGCTGTTATTAATGTTCCAATTGCAGTAACAAATGCCACAACCTTAGATGCAACAAATACTCCAGTGATAATTGCACCTAATGCAAATAACTCATCCTTGATGCTTATGACAAATCCAATAGTTGATCTTAATTGTTCACCAAATCTGAATGCGCCTTCTGTGGCCTGAGTAACACCTGCTTCAACTGAGTTTTGGCCAACTAGACCAGCAACTACAGCCTGTAATGCTGGCACTAATGTTTCTAATGCAAATTTAGCTAAACGCTCTACGACTGGCAGTAATGCAGCACCAATAGATTCTTTTGCTTCATCTATTGCAATTTGAATTCTTACAAATTGCTTTTCAGTTGATAGTGCTTCGTTCTCAGCAAAATTGCCAAAAGTTCCAGTAAGTTCTTTATAAACTTTATCAAAATCTTTTGATTTAATTATGTTTTGATCTAAGCCTAAACCTAGACGACCTAGTGAAGCAAAATTGCCATCATAAGCTTTACCTAAACCATCTGTAACAGTTTGTAATGGTTTACCTGTTGCAGCAGATATGTCTAAAGCTAGATTGAGTA